AACTCTAAAACGAACTTGTTATGGTTTTGCCAATCAAAAATTTTTCTTTTTAAGAATCGATTGTATTTTTTCGTAAAAAAATACCTCCTACATTTTCGTAGGAAGTATTTTTAGTCAACCATACCAGTTGACAGATATCCAGTAATTCTTAGTGAAAAATAGTCTTATATCTTATTAAAATAACGTTATATCTTTGTAAACTTCTTCCAACCTATGATTAGCAATATCAATCCACTTCTGCTCGATTTCAAAGCCTATCCATTTTATATTATTACCTTCACGATTAAGTTCTTCTGCCGCAACAGCAGTTGTACCCGATCCCATAAACGGATCAAATAGAGTCCCCTCATATTTTCCATCTCTATTTTTAGGCATATAAGCCTTTATTATTTCTTTAATTAATTCTTTAGGCTTTTGTGAAGGGTGCGAAGTCCTTTCTTTCTCAAAAGCTTTACCAGCTAAGGTAGGAACTTCCCAAATATCTCCACGTAATGCACCATTAGGATTAGGTTTCCATACTTTCTTTTTTCCATTTTTGTCTTTATAGTAAACAGGATTCTTCAATCTTTTAGTACTTTTATAAGGAACTCTCACGTCGTCAGCATTATACGTCCAAGTTTTATTACTTTTTGAAAACCATAAAAATGGTTCATACGTTGCTGTAGGCATTCTCTTTGTTCTTGAAAATCCATTTAAATAATGCCATATATTCATTCTACGATAATATAGGCCGGCATCATACATCATAACTTGCATAAATCCTATATAATTATGAATGCCGAACCAGATTAAAGAGCCATTTTTCTCTAATAATTTTGCTGTACAATCTATCCTCTTTTTATTTATACGTAAGAAATCATCTATAGGCAATGAGTCACTACTATTACCAAAATCCTTATGTAGATTATATGGTGGGTCAGTAAGAATCAAGTCAAATTTAATTCCATCGCTTACTAACTTTGGCAACTCCAAGTCACTATTAGAGCAATAAATCTTATTCCATTCCATTATTTAGCTAGTTCCTTTCTGAAAATTAATATATATTGATGATGGATATTTTCTACATATGCAAAGGGATAGCCATATGGATGCAATGATTTATGATTTTGAATAAGCACCTTAATCCCTTGTAGAGTTAGATCAAAGTCATTATTTTTATTTAGCTCTTCTATCTTGTTAATAATATCACAATGGAATGGAACGAACTTAGACTTATTTCTAAAATCAGAAACTACCAAAGCTAAATATTTTCTAGGCTTAAGTAATCTAGCGCTTTCCAAAATAAAATTATCTACTAGTACATTTAAAAATTCATCATAATCTTTTATGTTTCCCAAATCTCTTTTATCATCGCTATATTCCGTTGCTAATCCATTAGCCACACGTTGTGTCTTTACCTTCTGATCTTTTTTATGAAGAATATTCCAATATGGTGGTGAAGTAACTATAAAATCTACGCTATTTGAAGGCATTTTACGTAAGGCATTTGAACTATCATCATTTATGATCTCAAATTTTTTAGAGGTACCTGGGCGTACCTCAGTATCCAATCTTTCTATTGAAAGTTTATACCATTTTGGTACCAGCTCGATCCCAATCCCTTTTCTATTCGTTAAAGCTGCAGCTTTTAAAGTTGACCCTACACCCAAGAAAGGATCTAATACCGTATCATTCTTTTTTGTAAAAAAAAGAATTAATCTTTCAATATCCTGAAAAGAAAACGGAGCCGGATGCATTTTCTCTATTTTTGCTTCTGGGCTATTTTTACCCAAACCTTTTTGAAACCAGTAGCTTTTTGTCTCTGGCATCCATTGCTTTCCTGTAAGGTCATTTAATTTATTCCTTTTATCATACTTTCCAACATTTTCAGCTTTAGGCTCGTCAATAGAAAATAACAATTCTGAAGACAAGCCTGCAATATCTTTTAAGCGATCTTCAGACACATATTTTTTTCCATTTAATTCATAAATTGGTAAATCATTTGTTTCAATAATCTTTTTAAGTTCTTCAGTAGTGATATCCATGTAATTGGATATTTCCTCGAAGGTATACAACTTCACTTTATCTATTCTCTCCTTTTAATGCTTATTATCTCCCATGATATCTTCAATGCTACAATCAAGGACTAAACATAGTTTTAATAATATATCAGTCGTTACATTACCATTTTTCACCAATTTTGCAATAGAAGCTGCTCTTATTACATTAATTTTTTGCAGCTTTTTATCACTACAATTTTCATACCTAATTGCGTCTTAACCATATTTGAGTCCTGAATTTTTCTCCTTATAATTCTAATTAAAGATTTCAGGCACATTTGCTCTGACCTCTTTAGTTTCATCGACAACATCTGAATCATCAACTTCGTTAATAGAATCTGATATTAACCAATCAAGTGGCCCATTACCAATAATCAATTTATCCGCATTTAGTTCAATATACTGAGATGCTTCTCTAGAATAACCGTTTTGCTGTAGCCAAATCCTAAGCTTGCTATTTGTTCCGTATTCCAAATAGCGATACCAATTGTTTTCTAACATGGATCCATTTGCAGATAATTCCTTCGAAACCTTTAGAAAATATTTTCCTAAAACAAAATTCAATTTATTCAATTGACGCATTACCGTATTGCTTATTATAGTTTCCCAATTAATATTTCCCACTAATCTTCTATCACGATCTAATCTATCAAGAAAAGTTGAATCAGATTGTCGATTTTTAATTGCAAAACTACAAATATCTTTAAGACTGTATCCACTGATCCATAATAACGTTAATTTTGCATAATCCCGTAAGACATCTTGCTGCACCTCTTCATTGGCGTCAGGAATCACAAATTTTTGTTCGTAAAGTCTCCAATTAAAAATACGTGATAGTTTAATAAAGAAATTATAGGTATCAGCGAGATTTAGTTTATGATCTTTAGTGAAAATTTGAGGAAATTCTCGAATATTTTCTGTGCTGATCGACTGCTTAAGTAAATTAGTCTGATCTGCAGAAAAGTTAATATCATCTTGAAGTTCATCAGGGTACTTATCATGAAGTACTTTAGTAATTTTCTTTTCATCCTCTTCTGATAAGCTTTTTCTAAACTGTTTTCTGGTAAACCCCTGCTGCTTCTGATTGATTTCTTTGATATAGACCAACGAAACTTTCCTTAAAAAATCATAATTTTTCTTATCATCTATATTGTTTAACTTTAAATCTCCCTGGTACAGTGACTCTTTAATCAAAGCTACTTGCTTTGGCTTCAGGGCTTTCTGTACAGAAAGTTTTTCATTTTTTAAATCATTACTTAAATACCTCAAGTAAGCGGCCATATTGCTATGAGATTTTTTCTTTTTACCTGTAATTAAGAATACATCACCTGACATTGAATGACCTAATCTACCCACTCTGCCAATAAGGTTTAAAAATTCTAGATGGCTTAATTTTTTCTTCCCATTATTTAATGATGTAACAAAAATATTGTCTGCCGGTAAATTAACTCCTTCTAGAAGTGTACTAGTACAAAAAATAACCTTCAAAAGCCCTTTGCGATAAGCTTCTTCTATTTTTGTTCTAACATCAACAGGTAATTCTCCAATATGAAAAGCTATACCCTTTCTTACTAAATTTACCAGCTCATATTTAGGATGGATTTTTCTTCCAATGTAATCCGCTAATTTTTCTAACTCTCGATTCTCAATATCGGGTAGTTGCCTAGCAAAAATAACAGCATCAGACATCACCTCCGCTTTGGAACTGTAATAAACCAGGCTTTGAATTTTTCTTCCCATATTATTAACAATTATACGTACAATATGAGGTATGGAGGTTTCAGAAAAAGGGCTTAACAACTGTGCCTTATTATCCCAGTCGTTAAAAATATAGAATTCTTCTTTATGTCGATCTATTAAAAACTTACTTTGTGTAACTGGAGATTCATCCACTCTGATAGAGTTCTCTTGACAACTGTCCAATAATTGCAAGAAAACAGCTGGGTTAGGAATAAGAGGCGATGCAAAAGTTAATCTTGGCATCCGTTCCCATTTTTGTACTTGATCAATAATGTCATAATAAAAAATACTTCGACTACCTACTTCAGTTATTTTTTGAGACTCATCAATAAATAGATAATTAAGTCGAAGCTTTTTATCCTCTGAAAGTAGATTAGACAATCTTTCAGGAGTCATAATAAAAATATAATTTCTATTTTGGTATTCTAAGGCATATTCCTCAGCACTTGAAATAATTCGATAAAAGTTTTTATTTAAGTTAGTACCTAAATTTTCTAGCAATGAATTTCTTATTTCGGTAATTAATGCCTTACTAGGAACTGTTATAGCAAAGTTAAGTGATTCACCTGACTTTACTTTATACTCTATGAATTTCTTTATCAGGTAAGTTTTACCCATCGAGGTTGGAGCTGAGAAACTATTAACATTCTCATTTAATGAAGCAAAGATTTTATCCTGGTCACCAATGAACGTCTGCTCTTTAGTTCCTGGAATGCGTCGTTTCAAAACATTGTAGTTATCGATTATCTCGTCCCACAAAAAATCAATAGTAGTCATCTTACTGTACTCATTATTTTGCCTGGGCAAATAGTTATTTAAGCTACTCAAGACACTATCACTTACTAAGTTTACACTGGGATCTTTAGGGTACATCTTATTAAGTAAGGCCATTATTTTTAACGATAGATTTTTACAATCTGCCTGCCCATAAGAATTCTTCGTTTTTGATAACAGATCTGCAAATCGTAGTAGGTCCGTTTTTTCTTTATCTTTTAATGACCATTTAGCACCAAAAAGAAAGAATGAGTATTGTGTAAAGAGCTTTTTAATCAATTTTCTTAAATATGAATTCCGTTTCAATTTACCATATAAATATTCAGCAAGTGTCTTATCTTGTTCCGGCATAATCATATCCTCCGATTATATTACCCATAATCTTATCCCCATCATTTTCAGCGCTAATAAACGGTAACATATATACGTAAAAAGACGATTTTTGCCATTTGTTTGCTTTAATCTCATCGTCTAATTTTAACATCGCACGATTAAGATCCTGTTTAATAACTTTTTCACACCTATCCTTAGTTTCCGCAATAGAACAATCAGATAAATTAATATCAGGGTCAAACTTATAACCAATAAATAAACCGTACGCTGCGATTTCATCAACTTTATTTTCTTCAGGGATTAATGCATCCAAAATTTTTTCGCTTATTTCCGGACTATATTGTTCATTTAAAATGGATCTATCTACTAACTCTGTAGATTCAATTAATGATACAGATTGATTGTTCTTAAAACTGCGTAATTCTGATATCACATTATCAATTGCTCTTTGTAAATTATCGTGTAGTTGTGAAGCACCTAATATTAGCTGCAATATTCCTTGATTATCTTTCAAATAGATTCCTTCACTATCAATAGTACGTGAATGTGCTGAAATTTCAGCCCTAGTATAAATTTTATTTGCATTATCAATATGCTCTAGAAAAATATAGGTTAACATTTCACCCATTATGTTTTCTGGCACACCACTATGAGCATAATCTCTTAAAATCTTGGTGGCCTTTATTCCCGCTACATCACTTTTATTAACCCCTCTAGAAATAGCATAATTGGTAATGTTCTCTAAAATTAAATTTTCTAATTTAGAGTAGCTAAATGGGAAAATTTCAGGTTTCAGAATAAAAGCATGTATGTCACTATTGTTTCTAATAGCTGGAAGTTTACTCTTTGCTATCTCTTTAAATACTGATGCAAATGAATCACTAGATACAGTTTTACTTAAATAGCCAGCTAACCCTCCTTTGGAGGGCTTTTTTTGTTGCCCAGTTATTGCTTCCTTAACAAGTCTACTTAGCAGATTAACACAACTATATGGAACCATCTTAATTTCTATAACTGGATCATCATCGTTAATAACTTGTAATTTTTCTGCAATGATTTCCTTATCTGTATCAGAAAAGCCATCAACATATTTTCTAAAATAATTTTCATCTATGCCCGCATTTCTGATTTTTTGAGCAGCACTTTTATTAAGGCCTTGGTAATAAAGTTTTTTTAAATTCTGGGAACTATAATTATCTTCTTTCCAATTTTTGGTGTATCTGTTCAAAACAGCATTCACAGACTTTTCAATAGATTTTCTATCATCCTCACTCATAGCTATTCTTAATGAATCAATTAAAATTTTAAATTCATTGTTTGCCAATTTTAAATCCTCCCAAAATAACTACGAGTAACTTCGAATAGCTAAAGTAGCTGAGGTAACTATCCGATCCTGATAATCTTTAAGCATCAACTAAAAAATGTAATCTATCAAATTAATTATACCAAAACAAACACACATTTTTTTAGCTGAACACTGCATGTGTTGCTCGATCAACAACTTTTACTAGCATGCACCTAACTGAATAACATCCTGTAACAAGCCACTAGTAAGGCAAGTTGCAGTACCCAAGCGATTCTATCGTTTAGGTCTGTTTCTTATTGCCTTGTTAGTGGCTTTTAGTATGCCTTCGATTCCTTCGCTTGGGAGATCCAAGAGGAGGAATTTTTTATGAAGAAATACTACGACGACCGTCACCAGCTCAACATGGAGATCTCAGACGCTAAAGATGGCAGTATGCACATTAAGCTACATCAGGCAACTGGGATCAAAGAAATCACGGTCACAGAAGCTAAAGGCAAAGAAATCATCGAACTTAATCGTATTGAATACAACGATAACCACCGTGAAACCCGTCGTCATGTTTCACTCGAAGCCTATGACCCATATGGCGTCCTAGTAAAAAATGATGCTGATCCGTTACAAGAGGTAATTAATAAGGAAGAAATGGATAAACTCCACCAGAGTATCAGTCAACTTACACCAGCACAGCGAAAGTTACTCATGAAGAAGTTCTGGGATGGTATGAAACAGATCGACATTGCCAAAGACGAAGGTGTCAGCAAAATGGCAATTACTAAGCGTGTGCAAACCATCAAGCGACGCCTCAAAAAAATTCTTCAAAAATAATCGTTTACTTTTCCGCTTCCCATGGCCTGTAAGTGTAAGGCAATTATTCCTTACCAAATTTAATTAAGAAAGGATAACTAACATGGCTAATAAGATTTCAATTTCCGTAGCCAAGCATCCCCGCCAAGATGACGTCGTCAGCATGCGCAACGTCACGATCCGTGAACGACTGCTACGTTTACTGCTCGGTAAAACGCATCACTTGATGGTGATCGCCCCTGGCAAGGATGTTCAACAGTTACAAATTAACGAAGTAAAGGAGGATTCCTATGAGCGCAATGAATGACCTCGATTTACAACTCAAGGAAGCTGAGAACCAGCTTGATCAAGCCAAGGATATCATTCAGTCCATACGTAAATTGCTATCAAGCAATCAAGATGGAGAGCAACATAACGATGAGCAGCCAAAGCGCGATCCAGTTGAAGATAAAGTCACGGTCCGGAAGATGCTAGCAAAGAAGAGTACTGAAGGATACACTGCCCAAGTGAAAGAATTACTTCATAAGTTTGGTGCCGAAAAACTATCCGATGTAGACCCTAAGGATTACGAAGATCTCTACTATAGTGCGGAGGGATTAGGGCAATGAGTTCACCAAAACATCATGCTTTGCTATCAGCTTCCAGTGCTAACCGCTGGTTAAGCGCTCCGCCACTTCCACGGTTGGAACAATACTTTCCACATTCTACTTCAAGTGCTGCCGCTGAAGGAACTGCTGCCCATGCCTTAGGTGAATATAAGATTCATCGACTGCTTGGCGACAAATTCAAGCGCCCTACCTCTGATTACCAATCAGATGAGATGGAAGACCTAACCGATGATTACGCTAGCTATGTTCTGGAACAATATCACAAAGCTAAAGAATACGCACCCGACGCCACCATCCGTGTGGAACAGAAACTGGACTTTTCTAAATATGTGCCTAAAGGTTTTGGTACTGGCGACTGCGTAATTGTTTCTGATCACCTACTCCATATTATCGACTTTAAGTATGGCAAGGGTGTCCGGGTAGAAGCGCAGAACAATCCCCAGATGAAACTCTATGCCGTCGGTGCACTAGAAATGTTCGGCAGTCTGTACAACGTTGATGAAGTTGAAACGACAATCTTTCAACCTCGGATGGCCAATATTAGTACCTGGACCATTAATGCTAAAGAACTAATGCACTGGGCCAATTCCGAATTAAAAGAGAAAGCCGAACTCGCATTTGCTGGCAAAGGTACCGTCCATTATGGTCCTTGGTGCCAATTCTCCGCTTGTAATGCTGTACTGCGAGCTCGTTTTGACTATCATCACAAGCTCACCCGCTTTCAACTACGGTCACCGAACTTGCTAACAGATAGTGAGGTAACCGAGGTTCTCGAGCACATCGATGATTTGAATCGTTGGGCTCACGAAATTAAAGACTATGCCGCTGACCTAGCCATTAACCATGGTAAGCAGTGGCCTGGTTACAAAATAGTCGAAGGTAGGTCTGTCCGCCATTACAAGGATGAAGCTACCGTAGCAAAAATTGCTGAAGAACATGGCTACCATGATATTTACCAAAAGAAGCTATTACCGATTACAAAACTAGAAAAACAGGTCGGTAAGAAGAAATTCACCGAACTGTTTAGTCAAGAAATTGTTAAACCTGCGGGTAAGCCAACTCTGGTGCCAAATTCCGATCAACGTCAGAGTATTAGCAAATCTAACCCACAAGATGAATTTAAGGAGGAAAAATAATATGTCACAACAAACTAAGGTCGTTACCGGTATCAACACTCGTCTCTCTTATGCCAACATCTGGGAACCTAAGTCTATCAATGGTGGTAAGGAAAAGTATTCAGTTAGTCTAATCATCCCCAAGTCCGATCAAAAGACAGTCACTGCCATCGAAAAAGCTATCGATGCTGCCATTCAGGAAGGAATTGGAAAGTTTGGTGGTAAGAAGCCTAATAAGGCCACTCTCAAGCTACCTCTTCGAGATGGGGATGTGGAGCGTGATGATGTTGCCTACCAAGATAGTTACTTTATCAATGCTAATTCGATCACGGCACCACAGATTGTGGATAAGCATGTCCAACCAATCCTTGATCGTGATGAAGTTTACAGTGGCTGCTATGCCCGAGTATCGATTAACTTCTATGCTTTTAACACCAACGGTAACCGTGGAATTGCCTGTGGCCTGGGTAACATCCAAAAGATCCGTGATGGAGAACCACTAGGTGGACATGCTAGTGCCAGCGATGACTTCACAGCGATTGATGGTAGCAATGACGATGATTTCTTAGCTTAAACCAAAAGATGGGCAGTCGACTTTGACTACCCATTTTTTGTAGAAAGGATTTCTAATGAAACAGCTTTCGATTGATATTGAAACTTATTCCAGCACCAACCTAAATCAGACTGGCGTCTATCGATACGCTGATAGCGATGATTTTGAGCTTTTGCTCTTTGGTTATGCTACCGACTTTGGCCCCGTTAAGGTGGTGGACTTAACCCAGGGTGAAAAGATTCCACCACAGATTATTGAAGCCCTAGATAATCCCAACATTATTAAGAGTGCTTTTAATGCTCAATTTGAACGGGTCTGTCTGTCACGCTTTGTTGGTCACCGCTTAAAGCCAACTGGTTGGCATTGTTCTCGCGTTTGGTCTGCCACTCTCGGCTTGCCATTATCACTACGAGATGTTGGAAGCGTGTTAGGGTTACCACGGCAAAAGATCACTGCTGGTAAAGAGCTTGTGCGCTACTTCTGTACACCTTGCAAACCTACGAAGGCCAATCAAAATCGCACTCGTAACTTCCCCTACCATGCTCCTGATAAATGGCAACAGTTTAAGCAATACAATCAGCGTGACGTCGAGGTTGAAATGGAAATCACCCAGAAGCTCGAATGCTTCCCCGTCCCACAGAATGAATGGGAAAACTACTGGATGGATCAAGACATTAACGATCGCGGTATCCGGATTGACCAACAACTGGTTAACAATGCGATCAAATGTCAAAACGTCTTCCATGACCAGTACTTACAAACTGCTAAAGAATTAACAGGTCTAGCAAATCCTAACTCTCCATTACAGCTAAAAGACTGGCTCCAGCAGCAAGGTATTAAAACTAATTCACTATCCAAAGCATCAGTAGCACAGCTATTACAAACCACTACCGGCACGGTCCATCAAGTATTAGCTCTCCGCCAGTTGTTATCTAAATCAAGTGTCAAAAAGTATCAGGCTATGCAGAAAGCTATGTGCCAAGATGGTCGTGTCCATGGTCTTTTACAATTTTATGGTGCTAACCGGACAGGTCGGTGGGCTGGTCGCCTTGTACAAGTACAAAATCTTCCCCGTAATTCAATGCCAGACCTCGAAGAAGCTCGCGAATTAGTTAAGCAAGGCAACGTACCAGCACTTGCAATGCTTTATGATTCAGTGCCAGACGTCTTATCACAATTGATTCGCACTGCTTTTATCCCTAGCAAAAATCATCATTTCTACGTGGCTGACTTCTCAGCGGTTGAAGCACGGGTGATTGCTTGGCTATCTAATGAAAAATGGCGACAAGAATCCTTTGCCAAGAATGAAGATATCTATTGTGCATCCGCGAGTCAGATGTTTGGTGTCCCGGTCGTCAAACATGGCATCAATGGTGAACTCCGTCAAAAGGGTAAAATTGCCGAACTCGCCCTGGGCTATGGCGGTTCCATTGGTGCCCTCAAAGCCATGGGTGCCACTAAGCTTGGCTTAACTGATGATGAATTACCGCCACTGGTTCAAATGTGGCGTAATGCTAGTCCTCACATTGTGCAGTTTTGGTGGGACGTTGATAAAGCAGCTAAAGAATGCATTAAAACGCACCTCCCGCAAACTACCCACGGAATGAAATTTATTTATCGCAGTGGTTGCATGTTTCTTCGTTTACGATCGGGACGTTATCTTTGCTACCCCAAACCAAAGATCGGCACCAATCGCTTTGGTTCTGAATCGATTACCTTCATGGGAATCAACACCGTGAAAAAATGGGATCGAATTGAAACCTATGGGGCCAAGTTGGTAGAAAACATTGTCCAAGCAACTAGTCGTGACCTGCTAGCTGAAGCAATGCGGCGGTTAGAAGCTACTGAGAATACGGTGGTAATGCATATTCACGATGAAGCCGTAATTGACGCCCCTTCCAATCGGTCACTTGACACCATGGTTCAGCTCATGACCGAAGTTCCAGACTGGGCCAATGGCTTAATCCTCAACGCTGCTGGTTTTGTTAGCGACTTTTACAAAAAAGATTAATTTTAATGGTTTACTTTCTGCCCTCATCTGGCTTATTGGTGAGGGCTTTTTTAGTTCTCTAATTTAATGAAAGGATCTGAATCTATGTCAGAAGCAACCATAGCAATTACCAAGCTGCGCCAAGATAAACTGAATCCACACTACCGACCAATGATCTTTGTCATTGCGCCGTTTACAGAAGTAGTAAAGAGCGATGCCGAAAGTATCAGGACAGTGCGCTCCAACTGCCGTTTTGTCTATCAACATGGTGGCATCCCCGTTTGTCCACAGCTTTACCTACCTCAATTTATTAACCTGCACCATTCGCGAGAATTTCAAGTAGCCGCCTTTATTAACATTGTGCTACTAACTAAATGCGCCGAAGCCTGGTCATTTGGTAAGCCAACACATGATATGCGCTACTTCATCCGCTTAGCCAAACGTAAAAATAAAAATATCCGCTACTTTAATAACGAAATGGAGGCCAACTAAAGATGCATTTTACTTTATCGACGGCAGTTAATTCCGGTCAGGCTAGCAACACTATCTATCCTCATCAACGAACTATCACTAACGCACAGGAATTAGAACAGGCTGTCCACTATGACCATGTCTGTGGTCAATTTAAAAATAACCAACGCACCATTGCCAACTTCATTAAAGCCGACTGCCTAATTATGGATTGTGATAATGATCATTCTGATGATCCGACTACTTGGATCAAGCCCGCAAACATTGCTAACTATTTTGATGATGTTTCCTACGCCATTACCTTGTCACGCAACAACATGAAAGCCAAGCATCATAAAGTACCCCGGCCTAAGTTTCATGTCTACTTTCCGATTACTGAGATTACGGATGCTAAAACCTATGCTGAACTAAAACACGAAATTCAAGAATACTTTCCCTATTTTGATGATAATGCGCTTGATGCGGCCCGTTTTGTCTTTGGTGTGCCTAGTACTAAAGCCATCTGGCATGAAGGATCACAAACCGTAGACAAATTTATGATGGTGCAACGTTACTTTGCTCAGCAAAACATCGGATCAATCCATGAAGGCAAACGTAATGCTACCCTTTCGCATTTTGCCGGTCGCATCATTATGCGTCTTGGCAATACTGCTGAAGCTCGTCAGGCATTTCAGGAAGAAGCTGCTAAATGTGATCCACCACTAAGCAAGCAGGAATTAAAAAACATCTGGCATAGTGCCACCAAATTTGGTCAACGCATGGCTAATCAAAAAGATTATATTCCGCCCGAAAAATACAATCAGCCCAATGATGACTTACAGCCAGCTGACTACTCGGACACTGGGGAATCTTATGTCTTTGTAAACAACTGTAAAGAGCGGGTCTGCTACACCAATCAATCAGGTTTTATGTGGTTCGACGGTAAGGTCTGGCAAGAATCGGAACCTTTAGCTCTCGGCGAAGTCCAACGTTTTACCGATAAACAATTAACTGATGCTCAGCTTCGTGTCACTAATAGTTATAAGAAGATTCAGCAAAATGGTGTGACATCCGCTTTGCAAGCAATGGGTAAAACTAAAGCTAGTCGGACTTTTAACGATGAACAACAGGCAGCGTTCAAGAATTACGAAAATGCTAAAGCTTACGAAGCCTTCATTCTCAAGGAACGCAGCACCCGTGGTATTAACGGGATCTTAACTAATTCTCGACCAAAGCTCGTCAAAGAGATTAATGATTTTGATGCTGATCCGTTTTTGTTGAACACGCCCAACGGAGCTTTCAATTTAAAGAAAGGGATGCACGGTCAACAGGAAATTCAAGCTGATGAATTAATCACTAAATCCACATCCTGTGTTCCTGGTAATCAAGGAGCTTCACTCTGGCAAGAAGCACTCACTACATTCTTTTGTGGTGACCAAGCGTTGATTAATTACGTCCAAGAAATTGTGGGACTGGTGGCGATCGGTCAGGTGTACCTGGAAGCTCTGATTATTGCTTACGGCAGCGGGAGGAATGGTAAGTCAACCTTCTGGAACACCATTGCTAATGTACTCGGCACTTATACCGGTCACCTCTCAGCTGATGCCTTGACCACTGGTGTCCGGCGAAACGTCAAACCAGAGATGGCCGAAGTCAAAGGCAAGCGGCTAATCATCTCCGCTGAACTAGAAGAAGGTAAGCGACTGAACACTTCCATCGTCAAGCAACTCTGTTCAACAGATGAAATCTATGCCGAAAAGAAATACATGAAGCCCTTTTCCTTTACGCCCAGTCACACCATCGTGCTGTATACCAACTACCTGCCCCACGTAGGTGGCAACGATGAAGGAATCTGGCGGCGATTAATTGTGATTCCCTTTAAAGCCAAGATTGCCAAACGCAATGATATTAAGAATTACGCCCAGCACCTAACTGAAAAGGCTGGTCCGGCTGTCCTGCAGTGGATCATTGAAGGCGCACAGCGAACCATTCAGCAAAATTACCAATTAACTACTCCGGCGGCAGTCGATAAAGCGGTCAATGCTTACCATGCTGACAATGATTGGCTCGGACATTTTCTTAATGAGAATTGTGAACTTGACCCCAGTTATGAGCAAAAGTCCGGTGACCTCTATCAAAAGTACCGTGAATACTGCCAAGGTATCGGTGAATATATCCGCAGCACAACTGACTTTTACACGGCCCTCAAAAATGCTGGCTTTCAACGTCAACACAAACAAAACGGTCGTTTCATCAAGGGACTGCGATTAAAAGTTGAGGCTGATGAATTCCTCAGTTGACTGTCATCGACTGTCACACTTTAAAACTCTAAAAGCTTGATACATCAGTGTTTACCAACCCTAATGACAGTCGTGACACTCTTTTACATTACTTGTATATAGGAATAAAAATAGAAAAAAAGAGTATAGAAAAGAGTAGTAAAACAACTGTCACGACCGTCATTAACCCTGACGAATCACCGATATATCAACGTTTAGGAAGAATTTTACAAATGTTAGAAAAACAAATCGAAACTGCTTTTGTCAAAGCTACCCACCAACGTGGAGGTCTTTGCCTAAAGTTCATCTCGCCATCTATGGCCGGAGTACCTGATCGATTGGTCCTCCTGCCTGATGGTCACATGGGCTTTGTAGAGATGAAAGCTCCTGGTAAACGCCCCCGACCACTCCAAGTGCAAAGGCTAAGCCAATTAAAACAACTTGGCTACCAGGTCTTTGTTTGTGACCAATTTGGACAGATTGGAGGAATGCTAGATGCAATACAAACCGCATGAATATCAACAATATGCAACTCGGTTTATTTTGGACCATCCCGTAGCAGCCATCTTGCTTGATATGGGACTAGGTAAAAGCGTCATTACCCTAACTGCTATTAAACAACTTATTCAGCAGGGGAAAGTTCAACGGGTATTAGTTGTCGCTCCACTGCGCGTGGCTAAACAAACCTGGCCAGAAGAAATTGAAAAATGGGACCACTTAAAAGGCCTTAACTATTCAGTCGTCACTGGTTCTAAGCTTCAAAGGATCAAAGCACTGCAGCAAGATGTCGACATTTATATCATTAATCGGGAAAACTTGAAATGGCTAATTGAATCCTCTGGTAATTCCTTTGACTACGACATGTTGGTGATCGATGAACTCTCTAGTTTTAAGTCTTACCGCTCACAACGCTTCAAAGCCCTCAAACGAGTGCGACCACTGATTAAGCGCGTGGTTGGCTTAACAGGCACACCGTCGTCTAATGGCTTGATGGATTTGTGGGCAGAGTTCCGCGTACTAGACATGGGCCAACGACTCGGCCGTTTCATCTCATCTTACCGAATGAACTACTTTGACCCTGACAAGCGAAACATGTATCAAGTGTTTACCTACAAACCTAAGCCCGGTGCTGAACAAAGTATCTACCGCGCCATTGATGACATCACCATTTCTATGAAGTCTAAGGATTACTTGAGTCTGCCACCGTTAACTATGAACACCGTTCCGGTAAAAATGAGTAATAGTGAGCAGGCAATCTATGACGAGCTTAATGCCCAGCTAGTAGTTTCAGCCCAGGGTAAACAAATCGATGCCCTCAACGCAGCCAGTCTATCGAATAAACTTTGCCAGATGGCAAATGGTTGTGTCTACGACGACCAGCAGCAGATTATTCAAATTCACCAGCGAAAACTTGATGCCCTTGAAGATTTGGTTGAAGCTGCTAATGGTAAACCTGTCTTAGTAGCTTACTGGTTCAAACATGATCTAATCCAGATTAAAAGTCGTTTCAAGGTTCGTGAGATCAAAACACCCCGTGACATTCAGGACTGGAATGCCGGTAAGATTCCTTTAGCTTTGATCCATCCCGCTTCTGCTGGTCATGGTCTTAACCTGCAGGCTGGTGGTGCTACCTTAATCTGGTATGGATTAACTTGGAGTCTGGAACTCTACCAGCAAACTAACGCTCGGCTCTGGCGGCAAGGGCAACGTCAACCAGTAGTTATCCACCACATCATCACTGAAGGCACCATTGACGAAAACATTTTGGCGGCCCTGAAACGCAAAGACAAAACCCAGTTAGCTTTAATTAACGCAGTGAAAGCCAACCTGAAAGGAAGTGTTATGGCATGAGTATCATGTGGAACTACTTAGACAAACGGCGAGCGACCGTCGCAGCCTTGAAAGATTACGATGGTATGAAGTTCATCATTGACTCTTACCAAGACGACCTGAATCTAGCCAAGGAACAAATGATTGGTGTCAGTTCGCCACGCTACGGTTTCGTACCTGGCAGCAGTAAAAAAGATAACCCAACTGAGCATCGCCTGCTGCATGGCATCGATGAGACAACCAAGCTGAATGAACGCTACCAACAAGCCCAACTTTACTTCAAGTGGTTCGAGCCAGCCTGGCAAGAGTTATCTGAAGACGAGCGCTTTGTTTTAGATGTCTGCTATCGCACTCCAAACCAGTCAATGAACGAGGGACTAACCATCGTGATGGACAAGTACTTCATTGCGAAAACCACTGCTTACAATCGAAAGAACAAAGCACTCGATCACCTCACGCTCTTACTTTATGGATCCCATCATTAGAAAGGTAAAACGCAGAACAAACAATCGGCTTATCTATGTTACGATGGTAGTGTAGAAAATTAGGATAAAGGCATTTGCTTTATAACATTGAAGCCTAGCGGTGCAAAACTGCTGGGCTTTTCTTATACCCTCAGAAAGGAGGAGTGTCATGCCCTACTCACCCAAGAAACCCTGTCGTTACCCTGGCTGCCCGCGACTAACCCACAACACTTATTGTGACGTCCATGCTAAGCAAGTCAGTTCTCACTACAATCGTTACCAACGACCAAAACGTAGTCGTCCGCGCTATCATCGTGGCTGGCCAAAGATCCGTCAACGCTACTTGCTCCACCATCCCTTCTGTGAGATGTGCCTGAGCCAAGGAAGGTATACCCAAGCCACCGAGGTCCATCACGTTCTGCCTCTGGAACACGGCGGCACCAACGAGTTCAAGAACCTGATGGCATTATGTAAGCCATGCCACTCCCGCATCACCGCCCAGATGGATGATCGCTGGCATAAAAAGCCACGTCGATATCATTACTAAACCACGGAGGGGGCCATCAAATCCTTAAAAATTTTTCGCGCGGGAGCGGGCCTGGGCCTTCGTGTACAAAAAATCGAAATCAAACAGGGTATTAACCCCTGCCGGAAGGAGGGAGAGAGTTGGCTAAAGATGGTACAAATCGTGGTGGCGCTCGGGTTGGGGCTGGCAGAAAATCTAAATCACTTCACGATAAGCTCGAAGCTGGCCAAGAAGCAACCGTCATCGATTTGCCAGAACCAGCTAATCTGGAAGGTCACGTGATGCCGCCAGTCAAGAAGTACCTCAAGGCCAAACAGAAGAATGGTTTAGAATTTGACGCCGCTGATATTTTCAAAGAAACCTGGGAATGGTTGGTCGAGCGTGGTTGTGAAAAACTAGTTAACACTCAATTGATTGAACAATATGCCGTTAGCGTCAGCCGGTGGATTCAGTGTGAAGAATGTATCTCTAAGTTTGGTTTCCTCGCTCGCCACCCTACGACTGGTAACGCAATTGCTTCACCATATGTTTCCATGAGCCGCGACTATATGAAACAGTCCAGCCAATTATGGTTTCAAATTTTTCAAGTGGTTAAGGAAAATAACGCCACAACTTATCAAGGATCAACACCACAAGATGATGTCATGGAACGGCTCTTAAGAAGCCGGAAAGGAATGAACTAATGAAATTTGTTAAAAAGAAAATTACCGATTTAATCCCTGCCGATTACAATCCAAGGAAGGATCTCAAGCCTGGTGATCCTGATTATGAAAAATTAAAACGCTCGATGCATGAATTTGGCTATGTCGATCCAATTATTTGGAACCAACAAACTGGTCACGTGGTTGGTGGCCACCAACGGTTAAAAATCCTCCAAGATGAAGGAATCCAGGAAGCCGAATGTGTGGTCGTTAGTCTGGATGATGAGAAAGAAAAGACACTGAACATTGCGCTCAACAAGATCAGTGGTGATTGGGATAAGGATAAGTTAGCCCTCCTAATGACTGACTTACAAGCCAGTGATTTAGATGTTTCATTAACGGGCTTTGACGAGAATGAGATCTCCGACCTTCTTGGCACGGCTGACGACACGCATGATGATGACTTTGACGTTGATAGTGAATTGAATAAACCAACCTTCTCTAAAGCAGGAGATCTTTGGCACCTAGGAAAGCACACATTGCTATGTGGTGATGCTACAAAAAAGGAAAGTTTCCATAAATTACTCAGCGATAATAAGGTTAACTTAGTTCTTACTGATCCACCATACAACGTTGATTACCAAAGTAAAGCCGGCAAGATTAAGAACGATCATCAGGATAATGATAAGTTCTATAAATTTTTATTAGCTGCTTTCCAAAACATGAATACTGCAATGGCTAACGACGCCAGCATCTATGTTTTCCATGCCGATACGGAAGGACTGAACTTCCGGCGAGCCTTTCAAGATGCTGGTTTTTATCTATCCGGTTGTTGTATCTGGAAAAAGCAATCACTGGTACTCGGTCGCTCCCCTTATCAATGGCAACATGAACCCGTGCTCTACGGCTGGAAGCACGATGGAAAGCACGAATGGTATACCGGTCGCAAGGAATCCACCATCTGGGAATTTGATCGACCAAAACAAAGTAAGGAACATCCAACAATGAAGCCTATTCCATTACTTGCTTACCCAATTATGAATTCGACAATGTCTAACTGTACGGTTCTTGATCCCTTTGGTGGCTCTGGATCTACCCTCATTGCTTGTGAGCAAACCAACCGGATTTGCTACATGATGGAACTGGATCCTAAATACTGTGATGTGATTGTTAATCGCTACATCAAACAAGTCGATTCGGATCAAGATATCAGTGTGGAAAGAGATGGTCATATAATTCCTTACAGTAATCTAAAGAAGCCGGCCTAAAGCGCGGTAAAGCCTTGCTATCTGTGCCTTTTAGAGTGATGTATACAGTGATCAAACAAGGAGGTACAGAATATGGAAATTAATTTTAATGTTCATGGTCAACAGCGTAAAAAGCTAGTCGAACAGATTGCTAACTATACTCAACAAAAAGCTGAATATCAGTACACACCAACCTACGCATACCAGATTGGCAAATACACTGTCAGTAAAGATGGGAACCTTTCATCCCCTGATGAGATTCCATCCAACCTAATCGACAAACTTAAAGAACTTGGTTTCCGGCCCGCTAACATTATCAAATTGCATCTTGCTTACCGTCGAGACGACTTTACCGATCAAGCCTTAGAAAACCTGCGTCACCTAATTTGGGCCAAGGGACAACTAATCAAAGATGCTTGTCAGCTCGATTCGCTAAAACTAGACGTTGATGATCAACAGGTGACATTTAACTGGTTCAACAAGGTAAAGCTTGATGATGCCACAGCTTATCAACAATTTATCGACAAACTTGTGCAATATGCAAAAGATCATCAACGGATTGTGTCAGAACCTCATGAAGAAAGCAATGAGAAATATGCTTTTCGTTGTTTTCTACTACGCCTGGGTTTTATCGGTCCCGAATACAAAACACAACGGAAAGTACTGTTACGAAATTTAGCCGGATCAGCTGCTTTTAAGAATCAGGAGGCCTAATCATGAGCAGAATCAAAGATGAACTAGCTAGACGTGACCGAATTCGCCAGCAGGTCTTACAAATTCGCAATACTGGCGAAGTAAACATGTTTGATATCGAGAATGTTAAACGACTGGCCTACTATTACAACTGCCACGATTTGATCGATTACCTGACTACTGAACGGGCCGGCTATGTCAATTTGATTTTAACTGGTAAATTCAATTAATCATTAAGCATTGAGTTCATTCTCAGTGCTTTTTTAGTACTAATGAAAGGAAGTGATGTTTTCTTGAGAAAGTTAAAAGATTATAAACCAACTCGTTTTATGGCTAAGAATTCCACTTACAGCAAAGATGCAGCTGATTTTGCAGTTTCTTTCATTGAATGTCTCTGCCATACTAAGGGAACTTGGGCAGGAAAACCCTTTGACTTGATTGATTGGCAAGAAAAGATTATTCGTGACATCTTCGGTATTCTGAAGCCTGATGGCTACCGCCAATTCAATACTGCTTATGTTGAGATTCCAAAGAAACAAGGAAAATCAGAACTAGCAGCAGCAGTCGCTCTTTTGCTTTGTTGTGCAGATGGTGAGGAACGAGCCGAAGTGTATGGTTGTGCCGCTGATCGGCAACAAGCAGCGATTGTTTTCGACGTGGCCGCTGATATGGTACGAATGAACCCGGCTTTGAAGAAACGATGCAAAATTCTCGCTTCACAAAAACGGCTGATCTATGAACCCACTAATAGTTTCTATCAGGTTCTATCTGCTGACGCTTATTCTAAACATGGGTTCAATGTGTCCGGAGTTATCTTTGACGAACTGCATACCCAACCGAACCGGAAACTCTATGACGTTATGACGAAGGGATCAGGGGATGCCAGAACACAACCTCTTTACTTTCTAATAACCACTGCTGGTAATGATGAAAATTCAATCTGTTATCAAGTCCATCAAAAAGCAATTGATATCATGAAAGGTCGCAAACATGATCCCCGCTTTTATCCGGTAATTTATGGTGCTGGTCGGGATGAAGATTGGTCGAGCCCCGAAATCTGGAAAAAAGCTAATCCTTCTTTAGGAATTACAGTCAAAATGGAGAAAGTAAAAGATGCCTATAATTCAGCCAAAGAAAATCCTGCTGAAGAAAACACCTTCCGTCAACTCCGTTTAAATCAGTGGGTTAAACAAGATGTCCGATGGATGCCGATGGATAAATGGGATGCTTGTGCTTTCCCAGTTGATCCTAATGAACTACGGGGACGAGATTGTTACGGTGGACTCGACCTGTCGTCGACTACTGATATCACTGCTTTTGTTCTAGTGTTTCCACCAAGGGATGATTCTGAAGGTTATACCCTTCTACCCTATTTCTGGATTCCCGAAGATAATGTTGACTTACGAGTTCGGCGTGATCATGTTCCATACGATATTTGGAAACAACAAGGTTATCTGCAAACAACAGAAGGTAATGTAGTTCACTACGGATTCATCGAACACTTTATTGATGATCTGGGAAAGAAATATCACATCCGTGAAATTGCCTTCGACCGGTGGGGAGCTGTCGAAATGGTTCAAAATCTTGAAGGTATGGGATTCACCGTGGTCCCGTTTGGCCAGGGATTTAAGGACATGACGCCTCCAACTAAAGAACTAATGCGATTAACTCTGGAAAAGAAGATCGCTCATGGTGGTCATCCGGTCTTACGCTGGATGATGGATAACATCTACATCCGCACTGACCCAGCCGGAAATATTAAACCGGATAAGGCTAAGTCAACCGAAAAAATTGATGGCGTAGTGGCCACCATTATGGGACTGGATCGTGCTATCCGAAATGAGGATAATGGTGATTCTGTTTATGATGGTCGAGGCCTATTGATGTTGTAATTGCGTAGGACTGAAAGGAGTTGATGCCATGGGTTTATTTAATAAATTATTCCATACCAATAAAGCTTCACCTAAAAACACCTTGTCTAGCACCATGTCATTTTTCTTCGGCAGTTCGATGGCTGGCCAAAATGTGACCGAACGTACTGCAATGCAAAATACTGCAGTTTATGCTTGTGTTCGAGTCTTGGCTGAAGGATTAGCTGAACTACCACTTCATATTTATCAATACACCAGCGATGGTGGTAAACAGCGGGCAATTAACCACCCGCTTTATTTTTTGCTTCATGATGCGCCAAATCCAGAAATGACCAGTTTTATCTTTCGTGAAACCATGATGAACCATTTATTACTGTGGGGTAATGCCTATGCACAAATCATTCGAAACGGTCAAGGCAAGATCACCGGACTCTATCCTTTGATGCCTGATCGAATGGACGTTAACAGAGCTGCCAACGGTGAAATCTACTATACCTATACTCGCAACTACGATGATTACCAGGCAAAAAATAAATCGAAACAAGTAATTCTCTTGTCCGATGAAGTCCTTCATATCGCCGGATTGGGTTTTGATGGTTTGATTGGTTACAGTCCCATTGCTATGGCTAAGAATGCGATTGGATTATCCATGGCTGCCGAACAATACGGAGCCACTTTCTTCAAAAATGATGCCACGCCTGGTGGTGTTCTAGAGCACCCTAATGTAGTCAAAGACCCTGAACGGCTTCGGAAAAGTTGGCAGTCACAATTTTCGGGATCTAATAATCACAGCATTGCTGTCTTGGAAGAAGGAATGACTTTTCACCAGCTTTCCATTCCACCCGACCAAGCGCAATTTCTTGATACTCGAAAATTCCAACTCGACGAAATTGCCAGAATTTTTCGTGTACCACCGCATATGGTTGGTGACCTAGATCGTTCGACTTTCTCAAATATCGAGCAACAATCACTCGAATTTGTAAAGTACACCCTGAACCCTTGGTGTATTCGCTGGGAACAAGCTATGAATCAACAGCTACTTTCCGCTGATGATCAACGAAAGTTTTTCGTTAAATTCAATGTTGATGGACTACTACGTGGTGATTACGAAAGCCGGATGAATGGGTATGCCATTGGTCGACAAAATGGCTGGTTATCTGCTAATGACATTCGTGAGTTAGAGGA